GCCAAGAAAACAGAAGTTGGTCACACTACTACGGTAGGTACAAGAGCAGGCAGGGCTGCGCCAAACATTCGGTTTAACTACGCCAAGAATGCTACTCAAGCGTTGCAGATTGTTGCCAAGACAGGTAATGCATTCCAAAGACTTTTGGCTAAAAAGCTAATTGGCTTTGTAGGTGGGGTTAAATTTACTTCTGTTGTAGAAGGTGAACCGTTGCCCGAAGCTTTGCAAGACCACATTGATATGTGGAATACTGCACGTGCTACGTACGTTTATGACTTGGCCACTGGTGAAAAACATATTTTTGTTAGGGCAGATGGCCCCCACCAAGGTATCAATAACATTGACGTGCTTCACGAAGCACTGCATGCTGCTACGCTACAAAAGTTACGCATCGGATTGAAATCACTAAAAGGTGGCTACGATCTCAATTCTCCTCTAGCCAAGTTTGCTCGCAATATACAAGACTTGATGGCTCGGGCTAAGAAGCAATACCTAGAAGAAAAAGCTGCTGGGTATTTGTCCAAGGATGTGATTGAGCGTATTGAGTCGGTCAAAGAACCCAATGGTGACTTAACCATCTTCACCGACCCCGATGAGTTCTTAGCCTATGGCATGTCTGATCAAGATGTGCAAGGGTTTTTGAATCTGGTCAAAGGTGTACACACTGAAGACTCTATATTCAGTAAGTTTGTTCGTTCTATCCTAAATGTATTTGGTTTGGGCGATGGCTATTACACTGGCCTGTCAGACTTGGTGCATATTACTGGCGGTATCTTAGAAGCACAAAAGACTCCCATGCAGCGTTTGGTTGAGCGTGGCGAAAAGAATGAAGCTGCCAAAACCATGTCAATGGCTACAACGCAGGAAGAAGAGGGCGAAGAAGAAACCCCTGCTGAAATCCAACGTACACAGAAGCAAGTTGAAAGAGCAGTTGACGAGGCATTCGCTAAAGTCGACCAATCTAGAACCGCTGAAGAAATGGCCAAGGGCGTACAGGCTGTACAAATTGCACGTAATCCCAAAGCGGCTATCCCTGCACTTAGAAGATTGTGGGCCAAAATTGATTACGAAAAGCGCAGGTTGCTTCTCAAAGCATCGACAACTGAGTTTTTAACCGACTGGGCTAAAGACCGAGTGCCTGAGTTGAGCAACACCTATTTGCTAATGCAGAAGATGTCTGGGATGATGCAGAACCTGTTGGCTTCTGGCGGTGAGATATCCAAGATTATCCACAATGCATACTTGGAAGACCCAAGTTTACAACGTAAGTTAGAAGATATTGCGCTTGCATCTACGATAGCAGAAGTTGATCCATCAAATCCTGGGGCTAAAGAACGTAGTGCTAGGTTAGATAAAGCATACGCTGAACTTGGGCCCAAGGGACAAGAAGTATTTAAGTTAGTCAAAAACCACTTTGAAGATTTGGCCGACTACTACACACAACTGCTGAACGATCAAGTTTCTAAGTCAGGATTGAGCATTGCTGAGCAAGCCAACATCATGGCTAAACTCAGAGAACTGTACGAAAAAGGCAAAAAGATCAGTCCATACTTCCCATTGGTGCGCCGTGGAGATTACTGGTTGGCTGTCGGTACGGGTAAGACTCGTCAGTTCTACATGTATCAGTCTATGCAGGAGCGTGATGCCGCTGCACAGGCTATGGCAGATGAAAAGATTAAGCAAAAACCCGGTGAATCTGATGCCGCTTTTGAACAGCGTCGTAAAGATAATTATGATGAGTTGGTGCACGATAAAGAATTCAGGATGGGCAATGACATCAAGGGTCTGCGCACTGAGTCGTATGCCTCCAGTGATTTGCTCAAGAGCATCTTCTCCAGTATCGAGTCTTCTGATTTAACCGACCCTGATGCCAAAGAAGCATTGATGGATTCAATCTATCAAATCTATTTGAACACCATGCCGGAGCAAAGTTTCCGCAAACAGTTTATTAACCGTAAGAATATCACCGGTTTCAGTACAGACTTTTTGCAGAACGTATCCAGTACAACTTCAAAGATGGCTATTCAATTAGCCCGTATCAAGTATGCGTCGCAGATGCATAACTCTTTGCGTGATGCCAAGACCAGTATTGAGGGTCATCCTGAGTTAGAACCTTATGTCAGCGAGATGCGTGACCGAGTGGCCAATCAGTTGAACCCACCTCCACCCACTGCGGCTGGAGCAATAGCCAGTTCATTGAACAAAGCATCGTTTGTTTGGTATTTATCGGGTGCATCTTCTGCGTTGCTTCAACCATTGAGCGTGTTCCAAACCGGTGTGCCTGTGTTGTCCAGATACGGTGCAGTTAATGCTGCTAGAGAACTCACAAGAATGATGAAGTTCTGGAGTTTGTACGGTTACAAAAAGACCAACGCCGACGGCTCAGTTAACTGGGTTGCGCCCAGTCTTGAGCACTCTAAAGATTTAACTCCCTTGGAGCGCAAAGCGGTTACAGAAATGATGGCGCGGGATGTTTCTAAGTCTACGTACGCCAGCGCAATCTTTGACTACAAGAGCAAACCAACAGAAAAGTTGTATGGCCCCAAAATGGAGCTTGCTAAAAACACCGTAGATGCATTGGTGCTCGGCGGTTTGATGCACTCGTCTGAACGTTTGTCTCGTGAGATGCTGTACTTGGCTTCGTTCCGTTTGAACCAACAAGCGGGCAAAGACTTTAAAACATCCATAGATCAAGCGGTAACCGACACCAATGAAGCCCTTGGCAACTACGGCACATACAATCGTCCTTTGGTTATGCAGGGGCCGATCGGCAAACTTGCATTACAGTTCACCATGTATCCGTTGCACGTGACGACATTCTTGGTTAAGAACTTCAAAGAGATGATCAAGCCCATGAACGGGCGCACCAAAGCTGAAGCGGCTAAAAAGTTCTTCGGTACACTTATGACTACGTTTATATTGGCAGGTGCAGTGGGGCTGCCCGGGTTTAGCGCAGTGATGGGGTTATTAGGTGAAGCATGGAAAGATATATTCAAAGACCCCGATATGCCAGAAGACTTGCGGTCAATGAATCCCGAGTTATGGTTTAGGACGGTACTTCTACCCGAGATGTTCCCTACATCCCATGATGTGCTAGAGCGTGGATTTATTAATAAGCTGACTGGCTTAAACGTAGCCGACCGTGCTGGTATCAATAACATGTTCTCAAGGGATACCAAAGAGACCAAGACAGTTAGAGATAGTGCAATGGCGATGGCTTTGGAAAAATCTGGTCCAGCAGCAAATATGCTCTTGTCACTAGCAGAGTCATACGAAGCGTTTATGAATGGGGATTACCAAAAAGGTGTAGAAAAAGGTGTACCCGCTGGTTTCCGCAATTACGTTACTGCATATAAGTATGCAACTGAGGGTGCTAAAGATTACAAAGGTGCCCCACTACTTGAAGCTGACTCCTTCAAAAAAGGTGAATTGATTGGGCAGGCCATTGGCTTCCGTTCCGATATATTATCAAATGCGCAGTATGTTAATTTTGAGGTATCTAAACTTGAGCAACGAATAAATAACCAAAAAACTCAATTGCTCAATAATCTTGATAGAGAGTTTAGAAACTCAAATAATGAACGGTTTGAAGCATATTTGGATAAGATAAAAGAGTTTGACGCCAAGTACCCATCGTTCGCCATAACGCCAGAAGAAATACTTAACTCTATTGAAAAACGTGCAGAGCAAAGGGCTGGCGCTGACAAAGGCATAGTATTAACAGAACATAATGTACCGTTAATAGACCAAGCAATACGCCCATCTAGGGAAGCTCTTTACGAACGGGAAAGGCAAAGCCCATAAAAAATCCCCGCACATAGGCGGGGTTGAAAGATGAAAGGAACTAACTTTCACAGGAGAAATGTCGGCAACTGCAAGAAGCCAACGCCTGAATTATAAATTAGACTCTCCATACCCGCAATCCCTTTATGCCATCTTCAACGACACATTTTGAAATCGTGTCGATCTTTAGCCGTTTTGTAACTGTGTGCAATGTTTCACGGGCGGCTCTAACATCAATACAGGGTATGAAGAAAGAAGTTCCCTTCCTAAACCGTTTCCAGTTGATCTGATAACTCACCGTCTCTATTTTCATATTCGATCTGTAAAAACTCTGTTGATGAAGCATCAAACATCAATACTCGTACGGCAGGAGACACAACCTTCATGCCCTTGGCCATGCGCTTATTAATAGTTTCTTTGTACAAACCTAGATTTTTTAGTTTGACTAGTAGTTCTTTATGGTTAATTTGGTACTTAACGCAGTAGTCTTTGAAAGACTTGGCTGTTACATAAAGATTCTTGGTGTCGGGCTCATAACGGATGAGCAACTCATTTCTTGGCTCTTGTAGCGGTGCGCTGTTGAGTCCACTCCTTGAGTCTACTTCGCCATTCACAACCAAAGCGTTAGGCAAATGTGAGTTGATGTAGTCTCCCAGTATTGAAATAGGCAGATCCGCTGGAGGTTTCACGTCTTCTCTCATGTCATTGAGCATCTTGACCAACCACTTGTAAACCAACTTCATGTCGTAGTCGTGCAGTCTAAGGCTCTTGGCAATCAATCCACCGGCAATATTACAAGCGCAAACGGCTGACCAAAAACGCTCACGTGCAGTAAAGTTAACTTCCTTGTCGATTCGAGCTTGGATTTGGCGAACCAAATCTTTGGCTTCCTCAAGGTTATTCACAAGCCATTGGCAATAAATTTCCCCTGCGTGACCATAATTTTCCCTGAGTTGATGGTCAAACATCTCTTTGCCCAAAGCAACATCAATCACATTACTTGGCTCAATCTTGTACTCAATCAAGCGCATGGACTCGCCATCAGGGGAAGTCTTTAGGGAACCCAACTTTTGATAGAAGCTAGCGTTGGATGAGCACAGGGTCATGTTGTTCCAACTTGTATTATTGACCCGCATCTCGTTTCGGTCGGCTCGCATCTTGTCCTTGCCCCTACCCTGAGATATGCTGTAAGCCAGATCAGAGAACTCCAGTGGGGATGTGTTTGTAATCTCGTCAATCGTGTTGGAGATGTTGTTCATCACACCTAGTCGGTGCATCTTGGATTGGGGCGTATCCTTCCACTGCGATGCCAGCTTAACAGGATGTCCGTATACGCTGTTACACATAAACAAAGCTGTTGATTTACCTGATCCAGACTTCTCGTGAATCAAGTTAATGATCGCACCACTCATACCGGTGAACTTCAGCAAGGGCGAACCAAACGATGTCAGTGCGGCAAACGCATGGGGCTCAAGTCCGGGTAACGCATACATGTTGAATGCTTCTTTCCATTTCTCCAATGTGCCCTTGGCATGCACATGCTCAACGATACCTTTTGTTGCATGGGATGGTGGGCTATAAAACACCCCATCTTTAGTTATCTCACGCTCGCCGAGGATGAATTTACTGTCACCTTCGACCCAACCAAATTGTGTTCTCATAATGTCTGCCTTTCTTTCTACCTGCATGTTTTTAATGAATGTCATCATGTAGATGTACACTTGATCCAATTGTTTTGCAAACAACACTACGCCGTAGTGAGCTAACGCTTTCCTCAATTCTTCTTTGACTGTGATTGCAGTCAGTGGAATTACAAACTCTTTCACCCCATCTCTTGGCAGGTGCAGTTTAACAAGGGCTACCTCTCCAGCATTGTTGTCTACCAAACGTTTAACGATGTACAAATCATGTTCGTACACTTGGGTTACATCACCCTCTTCTTCATCTGAACGGCGGTACACACCACCATTCTTACCACGGAAAAATGGAAACGGATACTCAGGTATCTGATGCGTCTCTACCGTGCCTTCTTCGCTCTCAATCTCAACCGTGTTATCTTCATCGTCGGCTTCGGCAACTTCATCGCCGAGCACTATGGGAGATTTGATCTTGCCCTTGTGCATACAGCCATCACAAAATCCTTTATTGTTCTTCTCAAATGTCGAGCAGTGGTGCGGTGCACCTGTCTTTACAACGTCATCGGCTTTGCGCTCGGTTGCTCTAAAGTCATAGTCAGGATGGTCTTTTGAAATCTTGTGGATCGCAGTATCTCTGTCTACGCAAAAAGCAGCAATGGATAAAGCGCTGCGCCAAAGGTTATACTCAATCGTGTCTTGGTTTTGAAAGCAGTGCAAAAGCTGTGCACAACCTGTGCCTTCAACCGACTTCATCATGATGGTCTTGAACCGTCTAACTCTGTTGGATACCAACTGAGTCATCAAAGGGCTCATCGTCCTCGGGATAAAATCAGGCCGTTCTTCTTTAGGCTCGGGGGCGCCGAGTAGTTCTTTCATTTCTGCGTATGGAACACGCAAAGAATTTTCGTAGAGTACTCTTACTTCAACAGGCTCTTCACCTTTAAAGTTAAAAGTTCCGGGTATTCTAAGTACTCGGGATGCTTCAAAAACAGCAGGGTCAACAATGAGTCCGTGCTCTTTGCACAGCTCTTCAAGTCTATCGGACAATGCTTCCCACTCGGGTCGGCGTATTGTTTCTTCCAACAACCAGTATGCATGGATGCCATAACCTGAATCCACTACGATTGGCGTAGGTAGATGGGCGGCTCTGACAAACTCTTTGAACCTAGTTAAACCTTCCGCTTGCGTAGCGTAGCCCTTGCCTTCAGCAGCTTTTGCAATACCACAATCAATGTCAACCCATAGTGCTCTAAAGAACTGTGCGTTCGCATGAGTCCTGTTGTTCAGTTCTCCATACTTGGCACAGCCATAGAAAGCATTGACTTTGTTTTTGACAAACTCTTGCGCTATTACATCAACTTCAGCACGTGTATCGCAGAAGCGCTGGTCTGGGAACTTACCCAAACCAAACACGCAGTACCTACCCTCTGCTGGTAGAACAGCATCTAGTAGATCAAACATGTTTACTTCCGTTTCTTGTGCTGACGCATGAACGAAACAATCAGTTCACTGTGGCCTTTGGTTGGGAGTGTTGAACCCCAAAACCAATTATAAATCGTAGCACGACTTACACCGAGGTACTCGGCAACCGTGTTAACTGGAATGCTTCGTTCAATGCACAAACGGCCAAGGGCTACACCCAACGAATCATCTGCTACTTTATTCGCTTCAATTAAACGTTGACTGTAACCATAGCTCATACTTATTCCTCACTCCATGCTTTGAGAACATCGTCTAAGTCTTTCTTGGGCGCAACCGCAGGGGCTTCAGCTTTAGGACGTTTGACTGGCTCTTGGATTGGCTCTTGAACCGCTTCAGCTTTTGGCTCAGCCTTCGGCAAAGATTTCATACCACTTGCTTGTGCTTCATATGGTGTCATGATGACCATCTTCTGCACTTCAGGCTTGGCGGCGGCGTTGCTTGTGACTGCGTAAATATCTTTACTGATATAGCGCATAGGCGTGAACAGGATAGACTGGTTATCATTGTTCTCATTGAAGCTCAATGAAGTGACAACGTGCTCAATGCTCTTGCCGTTATTAGCCAAGTGCTTGGTGTAGTCTTCAAAAATAAACTTGTTGTCGCCGATGCTTTCACCGAACAAAGACTTGGATGCCAAGTTCATTTGGTAGACTCGGCCTTCTAATGAAGTACCAAAGTCCTCCTCAAGAACCACTGCAATACGTCGTGTGTATCTGCAAGCCTTGGATGTGCCTTGACCTGAACCTTTGATGTTGTTGGGGCAAGAATCGCAACGCTCAGCTTGTGGATTGGTTGAACCTTTATCGGGTGTTTGGCCATCGTTAGAGAAGCAGTCGGGTGATGTTGGCTCTGACTCAGGATTCCATGCTTTTACATAGAAAATACGTCCCACTTTTGGTGAAGCGTTGATGATCACAACTTCCAAATCGCCTTTAACTTTGCCCTGCTCATCAGTGCCGAGCATCTTACGGAAGATTCCGTTCTTGGGCACAATACGGGGGACGCCAGATTTACCGGCCAAGTTTTTGGTTAACTCACTGACTGGCGCAGATTGCAGAAAGTCGGGTAAGTCTTGGTTAAATAATGCTACGTTACTCATTTCACTCTTCCTTTTTACGTCTAACAAGTACGGTGTATTGATTCTCCACGTTGAGGCCAGCGGGGAGAAGATCTGGATTCTCTTGTAGAAACTCTTTCATATGCGTTTGCTGAATTCGTTTCTCAAGCAGGCCGAATGCATCGTGTTCTTTGATAACTCGATACAATGAATCCCAGTCGTTCGTCCAGTACCGTGATTTAACTGATCGAATAACCGTGCCATGATTGGTGGAGATACTGTTTGCGTTGATCTCTTTGCAAAGATCAAGCAGTGCTTGCTCGATGACTTCCATCTGAGCTTTAATCTCGGTATCTTTAGCTTCCCAGTCTCGTTTGAGTACCTCTCGCTTGTCACGCATCTTGATATACGTTTGGGCTAGAGAATCAACGGAGGGCTTTTCTTCCTGAACTTGATCGTCCATAATTAGTTCCTTTCTTTGTTATGGTTTTGTTATTATACGTCGGGGTTAGACATTGTCAAGTCTTCTTCCCCTAATTCTTGTTTATAAAGCTCAATTATTTTCGCATGGTTATTGATATTGTTCCTGAGCATTTCGTACAAGCGCTTCTCAACTGCGCTACCTCTTATGTGTACGATCGTCATTGGATTACGTTGCCCGGGTCTATCAATCCTTGCGTTTGCTTGGAGATAGGTTTCAACACTGGTGCACGGAGCATACCATATGATTGTGTTGGCGGCGGTTAAGGTTAAACCATGAGATGCGGCTTGTGGCTGAATGACGAGAACCTTTGGCTCTGGATTGCTCTGGAACTCTCTGATAATCTCTGCACGTCTGTTTGCACTCACATCGCCGTTAATAACATCGTTTGTAATTCCGTTCTTGGTTAAGTATTTCGTTAACAATTCAATCGTGTGGGTGAATGGAACAAAGATCAACACCTTGTGGCTCGACTCATCAATCACTTCCTTGACCACTTTCAGTCGGCTCGACGCATCAAAGTCCACCACCTGCCCAGTGTCTGTGTACACTGAACCACATGAAATCTGAAGTAGCTTGGTTAATTTAGATGCGGCATTGACAGCACTGACTTCTTCACCCGCTGCTTCGATCAACATCTGACTCTTAAGTTTCTTGTAGTACGCCAACTGCTGCGGCGTGAGTGGTGCGTCTCGATCAGTATAGGTAAGTGGTGGCAGGTCTAGGCACTGTGCTTTCTCAAATCTGATAGCGGGCTGAAGAGCTTTGTGTACTGTTTGATCAGCGTCGGCTTTGGGTAACCAACGAAACTCACTGACTCGGTACATCACTTGTGTTTTAAACTCACCAAAGAACTTTGGTACGTTGGTTGGGCTGACTAACTTTGCCAATCCGTAAGCATCCGCAGGGCTTTGAGCGGCTGGCGTTCCAGTCAACATCCACAGTCCATGGATGTGCTTGCCCAAATCCCTCATCGCTTTCCATCTGTTTGTCTGTGCGTTCTTATAGGCTGACGCTTCATCAACCACGATCAGGTCAAACTCACCTTGAATGATTTCATTCTTAACAATCTCAATCCCATCAAAATTAATGATGACGTACTCAGCGCCACCAAGAACAATTTCTTTGCGTTTACGTGCACTGCCGTAAGCAACACTGACCCTGCGGTGTATGGCAAACTTGAACAAGTCTTCCTGCCATGCGGCCTTCATCACCGAGAGTGGACATACAATCAAAACCCGCTTTAAGATACCCCGTGTCATGAGGTAGTCGGTTGCCCAAATGACTGACGCAGTCTTACCTGTACCCTGCTCGTTAAAGCAGAATGCCTTTCGGTGTTTGGTCAAGAAATCCGCAGTCTGAACTTGGTGGGCGAACGGAGTGTATCCGTGTGGTCGGGGCCAGTTGTATGTAGCTAAGCTCATTTCTTGGGTTTGTTCTTTTTGACCGTGTGATCACTGTTTCTACTGAAAGATCGGTTGGCGCTTGGGGTCTTGAGTTTCAAGTTCGACGGAGCATTTGTACCGCCCTTGGATAAGGGAATTGTGTGGTCGATGTCTTTACCCTTGCGGTCGATGCCCTTCTTGTCCATCTCGTTGCGGGCACGCTGACGCTCCATGCGGGACTCGTGTTCACCACGCTCCACTTGTTGCTTGTACTCTTTTTTGTACGGTCTAGGTTTGTTTACGTATGGCATTTTGACTTCCTTCGATCATGTGGCTATTTAAATCCGCTTCGCCCAATCCAAATTCTGCGGGGTCGGTTTCCCATAAAGGAGTACGGCCTTGTTTATCAGCAACTTGCATTGTTTTACCTACTGCTAGGCAGATCTCCATTATCATTTGCTGTTTGTACTTGTCAAGTTCTTCGTGCACTGTTCTGCCGATTACATTGACCACGGTGCGCTCAATGTAATTGCCGATAAAACGACTAAGTTTACTTTCTTTGTTTATAAATTCTTTGGTCACTACATCTACAATCATTCCCTTTACATCGTCTTGCAGTTTGATGTACGCTAGTGTTGCTTGTTGTTCTTCTTCAGTCATTAGAATTTCTCCATTTGTTTTTTGATAACGTCTTTAATTTTTTGGTCTGTTGAATAATTGCCAAGCACTGCAGTGGTAATATGGTTATGTAAGGGGCTCCCATAGTTTTGTAATTCTTTATATATGGTGTCAATTATCAGTTGCTTCACATCTTCTTGCAGTTTTAAATAAGCCACCGCTTGTTGTTTTTCCTCTTCAGTCATGTTAACTCCTGTGTGGAAATACTAGTTTAAGGATTGCATCTTGAAGTTTATGTTGCGGAAGTTTTATGGGATTGACATCGTTACTACTCACATCTATTTTGTCCTCAATTGCAGTCCGAATGATGTCAATAAGCACACTGTGAACGATCTCAGATGCAGGGTCATCTTTGACCAATAGTAAATCAAAAATAACATCTCGAATCAATTTCCTTGCATCATCTTGCAGTTTTAAATAGGCTAACGCCGCTTGTTCGTCTTCGTTCATTTTCTACTCCTGTTTACGTAATGTTCACAATGGGTGACTGGACACCACCCGCACAATGCACCTTGCTTAGCATTCCATACGCCGTTCTGAAATGATGCTTCCAGTCGGTCAATATGAGGTAAAACTTTATCCATGTACTTCTGTTTTGTTTCCGCTACGTGCTCAGCCTTGATAAATTCCTTGCTCACTACAAACATAAGCGCCGACTTTATCCTCTTCACTTCCGGAAATTTTGCGAATAGCCCACAAGCGACGAGATCGAGTTGCGTCACGTCCGCATATCTCGCATTCTTTGATGTCTTGTAATCTATCGAATAGCACGTCCCCGACTTCCGATTGATAATCACTAGGTCGGCCACCCCATGCCACCACACATTCGGAGCATCGAAAGTGCACTCTTCTAAGTTCCGTGTCAAACCAAGCTCTACTTCGCAATATTTGTCTCCTTCAATTGCATTCAATCTGTCTAAAGAAGAACGCAGGTACTCAAACTTTGGCGGTAAGTCTTTACCGTCACGGATATACTCCTCTGCCGCTAGGTGCATCTCTGTTCCGTACAGCGCCGCTTCACCTGTTGTATCTTTAACATCCTTGGCTACCTTTAAGTGGTAATACTTTTTAGGGCATTGCTGAAATGTCTTAAGGCTACTGAATGACCATATGATATTAGCCATGATTTTTCTCCTTCAGCTTGAATTCAATTGCTTGATAAAGTTGATACGAATTCCCCCAAGGAAAAACTCCACACTTTACAAGTTCCATTTTTGTCAGTCCTATCCATGTGCGTTCTGCTTGGGTGTAAAGAGGTATGGTGTATTCACCTTCTTCACGCTCGTGCTCGGCAGGGCAGATTACATCAAGGATAACTCCGTTTTTTTCCATGCCCCACGCAACAGGCTCATCTTTAGTCATTCTTGTCCCCTTCCTTCAATTTCATGTACTAAATCCCACATGCCAACTTCAGCACATATCCTTGCACATGCCCTACGTTCTTTTTCTGCTACTAGTTTGGCAAAAGTCTCAAGGTCTTTAGTAAAACCCACCCAATCATTGCCAAATTGAGCATATACACCAAGCCTTTCAAAACCTGCTTGTTTAGCCATCTCTACAATATCATCAGTCATTATCCCTCCGGAGGTAATCTAAATTCCCAAAAGCCATAAGCATCGCCTCGGCTCCATCTTCCCCATGAAAAATGTACGTCCCTTGTGCGTTTATTGATGTACTTCCACAGTACACGCATCAGCAATCTCCATAACTTTTACCAAAACCCGATTCGCAATTTAATGGTAAGTCGGGGGCCCACTGTGGGCGTATACGCATACACAATTCAACATATTCTTTAGCAGTCTCAACTTCCTGCTCCGGGACGATACAAGCAATCGCATCATGCACAGTCATGACGACTTTGTATTTCTTAGCAATCATTAGCATCTGCTCACCGATCACGATGCGGGCTAGAGCTTGACACACATTCTCAATCACCTTACCACCGTATATTCTAGTTGGCACAGACATCCGGCCCTTTTTGTTATCGTAAACAAGTTCATCTTTGCCGTCGGTGGTCTGCACTCTCAAGTTAGGGTAACGTAGGTATAAACCATTAGGCAACTTGATGCCTTTCTTGCCGTCGACCATAAGGACTCCCTCTCGGCCTAGCTTGGTAGTTTCATTGTTCATGATGGCTTTAAGGGCTATTGCCCCCTGTCTCCATAATTCAACAATAGACGGGTACGTTTCTCGATACGTCGTAATAATTCTTTTTGATTCCTCCTCCTCGATCTCCACTCCAAACGTTTTAAGTTGCGCTTTAAACTTAGTCGCCCCCATGCCGTACCCCGCACCGAGAATCGTTGTCTTACCAACGAACCTTTCGTCTTTTGTAATTTCTGCTTCTCCTTTAGCATAGATAGCAGATGCCATGATCTTGTATACGTCTTGTCCATTTTCAAATGCCTCCACTAAATCGTTTTGCTCGGCTAGCCATGCTAGAGTTCTTGCTTCAATCTGAGATGAATCTGAGTCGACCAACAAATAACCTTCAGGGGCTAAGATCGCACGTTTGATGGGAGATTGGCGGGGCAGATTTTGTAGATTGATTTTGTCATCACCGCCCCATCGACCTGTGTGGGCGGCATAGTATCTTAAGGGAACTGGCATTGGCCCACGGTTTGCCATGTCCAGAAACCGAGCAGTCCTTGTTTCTTCTAGCGTAGACTTAGTGCCTAACCTCGCTGCCACTAGAGCTTGCACCTGCGGGTCGTCATGCTCAAGCAACTCTTTGAACGCTTCATCCGTTTTAGAGAACGCAAACGTCTGCTTACCTGTGGCGGGGCTAGTCTTCATTGGGGGCTCAATGCCGTGTTCAATAAGTAGCTCGGCAAACTTGGGGTTGCTCATCAAGATGTCTTTATCAAAATTCTGCAACAGGTTTTCTTTGTGTAGGCGAACTGTAAGTAAATGGGTATGCAAATAGTCTGTGGACAACACCAATACTGGCTCGGTGAACATACGCAAGGTCAAGTCAATCAGGCTTAGCTCAAACGTTGGGAAGTCCTGCATCATCAGGTTAAAGATAGCATAAGTTAGCGCCACGTCGTTTCGGCAATATTCACCGTAGCGTGCCAGTTGGTCGGCGGGAAAATCCTCTCGGCGCAACCCCAGTGCATTGACCACTTCCTCGCCTTTGACCCCGACATCGTAGTGTTCAGCCAGCTTCTTCAAGCTACCGCCTACTTCAGTACCGTGAATAGCTCGTGCCATGCTCAGCGTATCCAACCACTTCTTAGGCTTAATGTCAAATAGCCAACTCAATATGGCCCCGTCGAACTGAGCATTGTGGGCTAGCACCATGTGTTTGTGCATCTCAAAGCTATCGAGAAAGAGTTTCGTCATGCTCATGTTTCCAGTGAACCATTTGGGCTCACCATCATCCACTTGCACCGCCACGCCGATCACCTCGAACTGCTCGCTTCTTACGTACTCCTCGGTTGTCATCTTGGTAAGACTGAACTCTCTAGAGTAAAAAGTTTCAAAGTCAATTGTAATTATGCTCATTTGTTTATCATCTTATTCAATGCACCGTTTATTCGTTGCGCAAGAGATGACGTATGTACTGTGTTTACAC